CTAACTGGTTTGCAAATGCAACTAAAGATATTGCTTTAAATTTAAAACCAGATCAATACGATAAGGCTATGAAAGATGAAATCAAAAGACAGATTGAACTTATGGTTCCTTATGTAAAAGGCATGCCCAACAATGATCCGCTAAAACCTTACTACACTAAGATGTTAGCAAGACTTAGATCAGGCCTAAAAGTTGATTGGAAAAAATTACACCAAAAGCATAGTAGTATTCTGGTAAAGCCTGACGAAGTTCTTGAAGACAAAGATGGCAAAATCAAGACGATACCTACAGAACCAAATAATGGTAAGTTTAAGTCTGACTCAGGCATAAAAGATACAAGAATTGCTTCAAAGGAAGTTGAGTCATCAGTCCGTCAAAGACCTAGACTGCGTGGAAAATCAGATGCTCCAAAAGCAAGTATTGATATTTCAGAACAAGAACTTGCTCGCACAGCACCAAGGGGTATAAAAAGAATAGTAGATCCAGTAGGAGCAGTAGTTGCTGGAGCAAAGACTTCTATAGCAGAAGCAAAGTCAGTTGGAAGTACAATTGGAACAACATTGTCTCAATCTGCAGCAGCAGCCTCAAGAACAATGCTGTACGGTACTGGACCAGTAGATGCTGATGCAAAGTCTGTACGTAGACAACTAGAAAAGCGACAAAGAGCGCAAGCAAAAACACAAGCAAAGGCAGCAGCATCAAGAACTGCTCTTTATGGCACGGGGCCTGTAGATGCAGATGCAAAGTCTATGAGACGTAATGCAGAAAAAGAAATGAAGAGAAGCAAGTTAGCAGAAAAGGTAGCCTACCAACAATCAATTATTGATCAAAGAGCAGCAGAAGAAGCAAAGAAAAGAACTCCTACAGGGAGAATCAAAACATTTGTAGAAAATAGACAAGCAAAAAGACAAGAAAGAATAAATGCAGGAAAACGTCCAGGAATGGGAATGACTGGAGCAGTAGGTGTTGCAGCAGGTGCAGCAATGCTTGGCTCAATGGCACCAGGAAAAGTTGGAGAGATTTCACAAAAAGTAATGATGCCACTTATGGGTCTTTCCATGGTGCTTCCAATGCTAAAGAGCCCTATGGGGGCTGTTGCAGTTGGCCTTGCAGCAACCGTTGGAGCATTTGTTGCTTTAAGAATGGCTTTTGATAAAGCAGCAAATAAGGTTCTAGAGGAAAACGAAAAGTTTAGAGGATCCACTTCTGCAATAAATTCAATTGCAAAGTTTAGTGGCAAAGTAACAGCATCAGAGCAGATGGACTTAAGAAGAAAAAATTCCTTTTCAATGCTTGGGCCAGCAAGAGGTAAAACAACTTATGGAGAAGCATTTATTCAGACAGCAGAAGGAAAAGATTTAACAAAGCGAATTTCAGAACAAAATGCTGCAGGTAAGGGTGGAGAGGCAGCAAAAGATTTAAGTGGACAGTTAACTGCATCAATAATGTCTGGTGCAATTGATATGAGTCAAGCAAAAAGTTTAGCCATGAATGCTGCTAGACAGGCTGGAGATATGTCAATAGGTATTAGAGTAATTGCTCAAATGGAATCACTCCTTGGTCCAAATGGAGAAAAACTTGATCAAGAACCATTAAAGGTTAGAATGAATATGATTGCTGAAAATTCTAAGAATATGCAAGGCAGTCTTAAAAATATTCAAAATGCTAATCCAATAACAAAACTTGCTGGACAAAAGACAATGCAAAAAGTTGGTATTGGTGCCACTGCAGCAGCAGGAGCAACTGTCGGCGCAGTACTTGGTTCAATTGTTCCTGGGGTTGGAAATGTTGTTGGAGCAATTATTGGTGGTGGCATCGGCGCAGCAGCGGGAGCAATTGGTGGATACTTTGCATCGCAAAAGTTTGTAAAGCAAGCAGGAGCACTTGGAGCAGCCTATGCAGTAGATGCTAAGATTGCAATGGAACAAAACAAGCAAATGCTAGACTCATTTGATATGTACTATCAAAAGAAAATTGAAGAATTAAGGCTACAAGGAAAAATAAATGAAGCCAATGAAATGCAAACAAAATATATTAAAGAGAGAGATGAGTTAACCGCTGCTCAAGGTCAATTGCAAGGCAATATTGTTTCACAATACAATTCTGCTGGAGGTCTTCAAGAATCAATGATGAGCGGTATGAAGAAGGCCGCAACCGCAAGATACAAGAATGATCCAAATCAATTAGCATATCTTGATGTTGTTAATCAACAAGCAGGGGATCTTAGAAAAGATGGACTCATTAGTAGTGGTCAAGAATTTTTAATTCAGGCAAAGATGGCAAGTGGAGATATTCCTCCAGCAGTGTTTAGATCACTTCTAGGTTTGGCAGCAGACAACAAAGATATTGCTCCAAAGATGATGGAAATTATCACAAAGTTTAGTGGGGCGACTTCTGAATCTATTGGAGTTGCAGCACAGAATATTCTTGGATCAGATGGAGTTATTAACAAAACAGTTCAGACCGAATTTATTACAAAAGTTGAAGCATTTGAAAAAGACTCAGATGCACTTGATTTTACAAAGAATATGATTAAACTAAATAATTCTAATTCAGTAATTCCGTCAGATGTTCTAGTTAGTTATTATACAAAGAATAGCGAAGCATACGAAAGTCTAAATAAAGCATTGGATGCAATTGAAGGTGAAAAAAATTTAACTATTCCTTTTATATATGAAATATTACCAGAGTTAAAGGAGTCTGAAGCATTTGATGAAGAATACTTTAAGACATTAAGTGAAGACCAGCAAAAAGTATATACCGAAACAATTACAAAATTGATAAAAATGACTACGCCAGAAATTCTTGAAACTGAAGATTTTAAGGCTTGGCGTAAAGAAAATCCTGATGTTTCAGGAAGCAAGTCTTTTATAGTTCAAAAGTATATTGAGGCTCAAGGAAATAAGGCCGTAACCGATGGCGTTGCTGTAGGCACAAATGCTCCAACAGGAACAACTCCAACTGGTGGTGGAAGTAAGGTACAGTCTTCACCTCTGGATGATTTAGTTAAAAAACTTAGGGATGTAAGAATGAACCAGATTAAGGTCACGGAGGGCTGGAGTGCCTCACGGAAGGCTTTAGATGGGCTGTTTGGTGGCAAGAAGACCATAGATGTATTTAGCGGTATAGAGAACGATATAAGAAAACTTGGCGGAAGTCAAGACTTTATTGAAATGATTGTTGGCATGGATCCAAAAGAATACGAGAAGCAAAAGAACTCCCTGTTCTTATTTGACAATAAGAAAAATATTATTGGTCTTAAGAAAGATGCAAAGAATATCCAGGAAGCAATGAACTCTATTGCCATGGGTGATTGGAACTCTAGTATGGAAGAAGAGTCTAAGGCTCTTGATAACCAAGCAAAAGCATTTTCTAGAGTGTCAGGTCTTGGAGTTCCAGTAGCAAATGCATATGAACTTATAACAGACAAAACTATTGCTTCAGCAATTGCTAATGGAGTAAATGACAAAACCTTAAAAACATTAATTGATAGATATAAGGGTTTGACAGCAGCACAAGAAAAGTCCGCAGCAATTCAAGCAACAAAAACAGATATTGCCCAATTTAAAAAAGACAGAGTTCAAGAAGATAGAATTAGAAGTAAGTATAGTTCAGAAAATGCTTTTGTAATTGGTTCTGATGAAAACCTTAAAACCATGGAAAGTGCTATCGCTACTCAGCAGTCAAAAGTAAATCGCTTAATTGCTAAAGGTGCAGATGGTAAACAAATTAAGGCTGCACAAAAAGAACTAAATAGTATGATAACTGATTTTGATGAAAGACTAAATCAACTAAAAAGCACTATTGGATTAATGCAGGATATGTTTGATGAAGGTTTTGGAAATGCAATGGAGTCATTTGATGTTCAAGAGACTGCTCTTCAAATAAAGTTTAATTTAGATACTAAAGAAAGCACTAAGATAATTGAAGAAGCCCAGAATACTATTGCTGGAATTCAGTATAAGATTGACGACAAAGAAGCATCTCTTAGGGCTATTGAAGATCAAGAGCAGAAGATTAATGAAAAGTATGATGAAAGAATCAAAGCCTTAGATGAAGTAGAAAAGGCTAATGCTTCTATTGCTAACCAGCAACGAGGCCAACTAAGTCTAGCAGAAGCCTTAACATCTGGAGACATCGCAGCAGCAGCCAGAGCAGCACAAGATATGAGAGCACAACAGGCTGCAGATGCTGTAACAAGACAAAAGGATGCGGTAGAACAGTCTAGACAGTACGAACTTAACTCAGTAAAAGCATATGATCCTGTTACAAAATCTTATAGAACTAGAAAAGAACTTGAGTTAGACATTAAAAATCTTCAAAATGAAATTTTTGATATAGAAGAAAAGAGAATAGAGCCAGCACAAGAGTTCGTTCGATTAAGACAAATACAACTAGATAAAGATATCGAAGGAATTACTGTTCTTGGAAAAACAAGAGATGCCTGGGAAGCAATTAAAAATCAAGTAGATCTTGCTATGACAAATAGCGCAAAGTTTATAGAGTCAATGAAACTTGCATTAGGTATTCAGGCAAACTTGGCTCAGGGATATAAGAATGAAAAAACAAGTGGCAATAATCCAATAGTAGGAGCAACATCAGGTTCCACAACAACTGCAGAAGCAGATGCAGCAGCAGCCAAGGCCAATGCGATGGCTGATTTTGCTTTAGCAAATACAGGAGCGCAAGTAAACACAGCAGTTGCTAATGCAGTTAAAGCAGGACTAACTCCAACAGTGATTGCAAATGCAATGGTTCCAGCCCTAATTAATTCTGGAATGGATGCAGCAGCAGCAGCATCATCTGCTAGATTAACTGGTCAAGGATTGCAGTGGCAAGCACAACAAGAAGCAAAAGCCAAAGCAGAAGAAGCAAAACTAGGAACCCCATTTGGCCAGGCAGCAGTTGAAAAGAAGTTGAGCAAGATTGGATTCTTGTCTTCTGGTGGATTCGTACCTAAATATTTTGCTGCTGGTGGTTTTGCAAAAGGTACAGATAGAATACCAGCAATGCTAACTCCAGGAGAGTTTGTAATGAGTAAGTACGCAGTAGACTCATACGGAGTAGAAAATCTTAAGAAGATTAATAATGGCGATACATCTAGCGGAGCAGTGTATAATAATACATATACATTAACTGTTAATGCAAAAACAGATGCTAATCCAAATGAAATTGCACAGGCAGTAATGTCAACAATTAAGCAAGTAGACGACAGAAGAATTAGGGGGATTGGAATAAATGGTAGATAATGTTGATCCAAGATACACCTATATGCAGAGTCGTAAAAAGTATAATAGGCCTAGCGGAATGCTTTGGTCTGAAAATTCTGGAACCCTGATCAATGGTTTGTACATACCTTACGGTCTGGAGGTGGGTGCGGATGCAACAGCAGAGTCAGACCCAAATCTTTTAGATCAGTTTTTAATGCTTACAGACGATAATAGAGGTCCATTAGATTTTTCAGATGAGCGCATTGAAAAACGGGAAAGAATGATTAATGGCCGAATGAGATCATACCATATTGCAGATAAAATGAGGCTTAGTACAAACTGGAGCATGATTCCATCAAGGTCTCACCCTGATATTCCAGATTTTAATCCAGCAACTGGTCTATCACCACACAAATCATATACAACAGACGCAGGTGCAGGAGGAGCAGATATGCTTGAGTGGTACGATGACCACAAGGGATCTTTCTGGGTATTTCTTGCTTATGATAAAAAAGGCACATTTAAAGGAACAGATGCTCCGTATGGTCATCTTTCTCAATACAATCAAATTGTAGAAATGTTTATTTCTAGTTTTACATACTCTGTAGAAAAAAGAGGAGCCAATTTTGATTATTGGAATGTCTCAGTTACTTTGGAAGAAGTATAATGTTTGAAGATAAAGATTTACAAAATTTCTTAGAAACAGCACCTACGATAAAAAATAGGTCTATTATAACTGCTGAATGGAACATGAACATTCCTACAAATATTAAGCATATAGGAAACTATAGATATAGGCCAACACAAACAGGATCAGTTTACTCTTCTCTGCCCACAAGTTTTGATATCAATGACTCTGGTAATTTTTATACTGATGCAACAGACGCAGATATTGTTGTAGATGGTCTATTTGATAATGATGATATTCCAACAACCCTTTTAAGCAAAAAAGAAAAAAATAAAATACTATATTCTTTAGAAGATTGTTTTAGTCAGTTTAGGCCGAGATCTGGAATCAACAAGGCTGCATTTTTTGAAAATAGAAAACTACACCATCCAAACTTATTTATGGCAGATAGACCTAGATACTATATGCCAGATAAAAATGATAAATTTAAATACTGGACATCATATAGAACTGAGTCTGGGAAAGAGTATGGAATTGCCTCGATTGTAAGCGAGTCTCAGTACTCGATAGAAGATGCTGCTCCATTTGTTGTTTATAAAGAAAAAATTCCAACTAATAGAGTTGTAGTTAAAATGCAAACTCATACAGGAACAGAAAATTTAGGTCCATTTTCATCTTCAACTGGTTCGTACTCTGATCCATTTTATGGAGAATTAAATCAAAGAACTCCTAATAAATGGAAGATACAGTTTCTTAAAGATGGAAATTGGGAAAATGTTATATCTTTTAATTCAGCGTCAAGAAGGAAAGATGGCTCTTTAATAATTAAAAGTGATGGATATGTAGAAATTTCTTACGGCCTAATCATTCCAGACGAATGGCAAAGAAATTTTATATTTAAAGATACCTACACAAGCACAGCACTGCTTCCTGAGCAATCTATTGTTGGGCATGCCTATTTAGTTAAAATAAATAGCGATGATATAGGAATTTTTTACATTTGGAATGGAGAATCCTATACTGAGTTGACACCAAAATATGGCTGGTATGTACAAGATGAAACAGTAGATAGGCTAACAAACTTTGTTACAGATGCAACATCCCCAGATATTTTTCTAAAAAACATAGATAAAAAAATACAATTTAGAGAATTTGAATATATTAGTGGAATTAGAATTGTTGTTGATACAATGAATACAAAAGATTCTACGTTTGATCTTATTGAGATTTCACCAAGACTGGTTCTTGATATTTCTGATAAAACTCTAGATTACTCTATAAATAAAAGCGCCTCAGATTTAGGAATTTCTGGTTTGCCAGTCGGACAACTTATAGCCTCTAATGGAAATATAAATATTTTTGATCATGATCAAGCGTTTAATCCTAATAATAAAAATAGTATTGTTTCTAAGTATATTTCAAGACATATACAATTTAAGTTTTATGAAGTAATTGTCGATGTAAATGGATGGGACTACTATGTTCCAATAAAGACACTTTACTCTGATTCATTTCCAAAACAAGATTTAATGACAAAGCGTGTTTCTATAAACCTAAGAGATCTCTACTGGTACCTTGAATCAATTACTGCACCAGAAATTTTAATGACGGAAGTGTCTGTTAGTTCAGCAGTTTCACTACTTCTAGACTATATTGGATTTTCAAACTATACATTTAAAAGAGTTCCAAATGAAAAAGAGATAGTTATTCCTTATTTTTTTGTTGCACCAGAGAGCAGTGTGGCGCAGGTACTTCAAGATCTAGCAATATCAACACAGACTGCAATGTTCTTTGATGAATACAATAACTTTGTAATGATGAGTAAAAATTATATAATGCCAACCATATCAGAAAGACCAACTACTTTTGCTTTAAAGGGAACTAAAGACTTTGCACAGGATTTAGAAGTAAAAAATAAAACAAGTAATACAAAATTAGCAAATATTATTTCTGTTTCAACTCAAGAAAATTCGGTATATAATGATGGATCAATTAACTATAGTACAAGGTATATACAGAGGTCTATCGGCTCGCTCAGACAGGCAAGCCTTGTTGATGACGAAAGGTATTACACATATAAGCCAGCACTTCTCTGGGAAGTATCTGGTACTCAAAATACAAAATCTATTAATAATGAGGTTGCAAATCAGTCAGCATATGTGCTAAGCGCAATACCGCTTAACTCAGATTTAACAGCAGATGTTCCAATGGTTAAAAATAATATTATGATTAATAACACTTTTAGTTTAGGAGAAGCAGCGTACTGGATTACTAGATATAACGGATACTTTTATTCACAAGGAGAGATCATAAAGTATGATGCCGTTCAGTATAATGTGTCTGGTTTTGGAAATGTTTGGATAACCTCTACAGAAGATTATCAAAACTATTTTTCAAAACTTCCATTTAATGGAAAAATATATCCAACTGGCCTTGTTAGGATTTACTCTGAGCCAAAGTATTTTGAAAAAGATGGTGTAGTAAACTTGCAAAATGGAAATGTGCAAAAGCATGGTCGTGGTCAGTTTGGAACAAGTATTGTTGCACATAGTGCTGGAATATCAAACTATTGGAAATCAGATGAAAATATAAAAGGCTGCTATATGTCATCAGAGTATTTGTTCCAAAAAGATCTACCCATACCCGCAACAACTGTTGGTTCATCTGGAAAATTAACTGACTCTGGAATGTCTTCTGATGCTATTTCAAAAACATCTTCTAGAAGCGGAATCATTAAAAACTTTATGTCAACATCTTTCTTGGGAGAGGTTAGTACGGCAACAATTAATCAAAAGGGAACTATACAGTCTTCTGCGCTTTCTCTTACTGGTCCAAACTTTACTACAAAAGAAAAGCCAAGAAATTTTATCTCGTATGTTCATAAATCTTTAGAAGATAATAAATATAAGCACTTTGGAACGAGAATGAGAATTGTCGGAAAAATAGAAAATAGTTCTGACAGAGGGCAGACATCTAATGGATCTTCAACATACTATGTTGTTAATGGAAGCACACCAGATAAAAATATTAATATCTCTGGAGGTTCTGGCGGACTTGCCTTTATGATAAACTCATCAACAAATGTTGGATATTATTTTGAGATTGCAGCACTTGGTATAGGAAATCTTTCCAAAGAAGAAAGAGAAAGCGTAAGCAATGTTTTCTTTTATAAGATAAGGTCTGATAATGGAAAGGCAATACCAGTTAAGTTATGGGAAGGCCTTGGAGAGATAACTGTAGATGATGGTAAATTTACTGGTCAGGCAAGAATCGTGGCTGAAGAAAACCCTACGGTTTACGATCTTGCAGTTGAATACCAAGACATAGGAAAAATAAGAAGATTCTATTTATACCTAAATGGTAAAATAATTAAGACAGTTGATGATACAGATCCTCTACCAGTTTACTCTGGAATTGCACTATTCTCAAGAGGGTCTTCAAGAATAATGTTTGAGAATGTCTATGCTCTTTGCAATAACTATTCCCAAAATACAACATTTTCTCTAGGTGCTCCAGTTAACTCAGCATTTGGAGATTCAGATGTTGATGCAAATGAATCTTTTAGAAAGTATGCCCTGAGTGGTCTAATCCAAAACACATACTTGTCTGGAATTGGAACATCAGAAGCACCTAAGTATAATATATTCTTTGAGGAGTTTGGGTCAATAATGAGAGAAGCAGCGACATTTAACTTTAAGTATGATAAGGCGTTTCCAGCATTGACTGCAAAAATATCACCAACATTTAATAAGATTAAGGGATATGTTGTTTCAGGTTTTAGGGCTGGATCTTACGGGGCAGAGTTTATTATCTTTAACGCAACTGATACAGCAATTAGTTTAGATGAAACAACAGGAAACTATTTAAGAGTTCAGGGAGTAACTTTTACTCAGCAATCAGATAATAGATTGACAGTCGATGATTATTTTAGCAAAAATAGTTTAACATCAAATCCAGAATTTGTTGCAGAAAAATTAATTTCAAACCCCTACAAATTTAAACAAGACTATCAAGATATAAAATTAAGTAGGATGACTTATGGGAAAAAAGATTTTTCTTTAAATGCTCCATATATCCAATCTTATGATGAAGCAAATAGTTTAATGAAATGGCTTGTTGAAAAAATAACAAAACCAAGAAAGTCTGTTGGCGTACAGATATTTGCAATTCCAACATTGCAGTTAGGGGATATTGTTACTTTAGACTACGAGGAAAATGGAATAAATCTGGCCTCATCTCCATCAAGCAGATTCGTTGTGTATAATATAGACTATTCAAAGAGTTCAGATGGTCCAACAATGACAGTATTTTTAAGTGAGGTAGTTTAATGACAACAGGGGCAACTCCAAATCTTCCAGATCCACAAATAATAATTGATAATCGGTCAGTAAAAATTGCTACTCCTGATTTAATTATAAGAGATGAAGAAGAAATGTCTATTGATATAATGACAGATCTAATATTTGAAGACATTGGTGGGCAAGAACTTGCAACAATTTCTAGACATGATCTAGTCAACGGTCAAAAAATATTATATAGTCCAATAAAAAACTTAACTGATCTTTACTTACAATATAATCCTAATAATATTTTAACACTTTATTCATCAGATTCATACTTTAAATCTCTTTCTCTTTCTATTCTCGATCATTTGCCCGAATGTGGTAATGGATACGATCTGATTGAAAAAGAAGGGGAACCAGACAAAACTAAATGGACTAAGGTTCCAAACTGTAAGTCAGTATACATAGACCCAATAACAGGAGACTTAGTGATTAATTTAATTAATGTAAAAGATGGCGAGCAAGCAGAAGTTCAAATATTGACCAGTGGTAAAACGTTTAATGATACAATATATAGTGGAGGAAACTAATGATAACTAATACAGGAAAAAACATCTTAGCCAAATATCTTGTTGGACAAACGCCGTCGTATGCATCTCACATAGCCGTTGGATGTGGTCCAAAGCCAATTATTTCAGATGGGGTACTTGGGGACTACTCAAACAAAACTTCTCTTGATTTTGAAATGTTTCGTGTTCCCATAATTTCTCGTGGATTTGTAGATGAAGGCGGAGTATCTAAGGTTGTATTAACAGCAGAACTTCCAACAGAAGAAAGGTATGAGATTACAGAAGTTGGTATATTTTCTGCAGCATCTAACCCTGCTGCTGGATCATTTGATAGCAAAAATATTTATTCTTTTTCTGAGTTAGAATCTTGGAAATATTCTTCCCAAGGAACACAAATACCTTCAATCTATGAGCCACTAGATGATCGTGTTGTTAAAATAGTTAATGCAACAATTTCTTCTCGAACCCCTTCAGGATCTACTTTAACATATACTACCGATGCAGAGCATGGACTAACGATGGGAACAAAAATATCCATATCTGGAATTAGTCCAACAGTATTTAATTTATCAGATGTGACTATTGAGACTGTGCCAACAGCAACTTCTTTCACAGTTGTTTCTTCTACTAGTTTAACAGGAACATTTGTTTCTTCTGGTTATTTAATTAATGATGTTGATACAAATATAATTAATCAGGTTTATCCAGTATTTCAAACAAATGCAGATAATAAAATATTTACAAACTCAAATAGAGTTAACAGATATGAAAGATGTAGGTTCTTAAATAATATTTTTGCAATATCTGGAGACAATGCAAATATTTCAATAAACTCAGATGGCAATCTGATAGCAGCACCAGGATCAAACTTTATACAATTAACAAATACTTCTATTGACTTTAGCAAAAATTCTCCAACAGACGAACTAAGGCTTGCATTTTCTGTTGTTAACAAAGTTGGATCAGCAGTTACACTTCCAAAGTCAGTAAGAGTTATAGTTGAATTTTCATCTACGGGTAGTTTTAAAACTGGCAAGTGGGCAATCTTTGAAGCAGTTGTTGATGATACAAATAATAATTTTGCAACTAATAGGTATTTTGTTGTTTCAAAACAACTTCAGCAACTACAAAAAAGTGCTGAGTTTTCTTGGGCAGAAGTAAACAGTGCAAGAATTTATGTTTCTGTCATAAAGGATGGTAGCACAACTCCAACTTCAGATTTTTATGTTTGCCTAGATGGACTTAGACTTGAAAATGTTACATCTAATAATTCTTTGTATGGACTAACAGGATATTCAGTTGTAAAAACTTCAGAAGCAAAAACAATCATTAAATCAGCAAACACAACAAACTATATTGAGTTTAGATTTGGCTTGGATGTGGTATAGTGGCAGATCCAGGAATAAAAAACATTATTATAAAAAAAGAATTTTTAGGAAAGGTTACATCAGAAAACAATAGAGCAGTAAGATTTAGACTTGTTTCTGAGGATAAAAATAGAAAATCTGCCTGGTCTCAAATATTCTTAGTTAATTCTGAAGCAGTTAAAGTACTATCGGGTGATTTAAATATTGTTGGAAATACAATAATCGTTAATTGGTCTAAAGGATCAGCCACCTCTACCCAAGAGATGTATGATATTTTTGTTTCGTTTGATGGCGGAGAATACTCAAATGTTGGTGCTTCTATTGGAACAAGTTATTCATTTTTAAAAACTGGCACTTCATCAGTTAGAGTCTTGGTGCAGGTAGCATCCATCAATCCATCAATAAAGCCTGCTCTTAAGGTTTATGATTCTGGAGTTAGGTCTCTGGTATAATTATAGTATGGCTATTTTACCTGTACCAGAAAGAGGACAACCTTTAGATGTAACATACATTTATCAGATTGTTAAGGCTGTTAATGATTTATCTACTCAGATATCTCCATCAACCTATAAGTATGTCACTGTAGACACCCCAACATCGGGAAAGCAAAGTGTAAAGGCCTCAGAAGCCCGCATAATCGGTGGATATGTTCAGGTTACAACAAGTACAACACAAACAGCAGGATCATCTAAGCCATTCTCTTATGCTTTTGGAACAGACTTTAAGTTTGCACCAGTAGTTACGGCAACCCCCATAAATATTGGAAGTACAGACGCTGGAAAAGATGTCACAGTAACAATTAATAGCATATCAACTTCAAGAATAGAAGGAACAGTTAAATTTAATACTGGTGGAGACACAAGTATTGGCATTAACCTTATTATAGTTGGAATACCTAACTAATGTTATCATGCAAAAAATGCAAAGGTAGAATGTTTATAGATAGACAATATACTGAGATTAACCACTTAGAAGTATATTGCATGAGTTGTGGAATTAGAGTATTTTTTCATCCACCTAGTCACACTTTGGAGGGACAATGGTTACTAAAAAGGGAACTATTGAGAGCGAAAAATACAATGAGTCACCTGTAATACCAGGAAATAAAAAGGTTTGGTTCCTTAACGGAGACCTTGTTAGAATACATCACTATAATCATTCTAATGGAATAATGTCTGTTTATAATATTACAAAAGATCAAATTGAAAGTTGTTTTATTAGTGATTTTAAAAACAAAAGAGAAAGAGCCTATACTGTTGGACAGACTGCTGATTTAGTTAATCGTCATAAAAAATATATGCCGTCACTAATGAAACGAGGAGTTATCCCATTTCCAACGGGATCTCAAAAGGGTGGTGCTAGAGGATTTCAGGTAAGATCATATTATTCAGAATCACAGGTAAGAGCAATACGTGATATACTTGCTTCATACCATATTGGTAGACCAAGAAAAGACAAGTTAATAACAAACGATATTACGCCCAGTAAACAAGAATTGACACGCAGAATGGGCGATGGTATACTTACTTATAGGAAAACAGAAGATGGGCGGTTTGTTCCAATTTGGAATGAATCTATTTAGCGAAGGGTATAAAATGGAAAACGAACCAACAAAGGTATCTGTAACACTTGGATACACACTTAACCTAGGAAATTTTCAATCACTAAGACTTGATCTTGGGGTTGTTGATAGTTCACGCAATGGAGAGACAGTAGACCAGTCTTTTGAGCGTGTGTATAAGTTTGTTGAGGATAAACTTACAGCAAAGATTCTTGAAGCCCAAAGTGAGGCTGAAGAAAAGTAATGGCTGAACGCAAAGACCGCATGGCTTTGCTTTCAAGATACAGCAAGTATCATACCGCAAGGTACGAGTCAAAGCCATCCCTAAACCTTAATGTAGAACAATGGGCTTCAGATGCTCTTGTTGAATCATATACGTTGCCAGGATGCTACGATATACTTGAGTATTACTTTTCAGTTGCAGAGAATCCATCTTGGAACTACTTTGCATATAACGCAGAAAAAATACTACAGGCACAAAAAGATAAAATTAAAGATACAGAAGAGAGAGCAGAGCGTAGACGAATGGCAAAGGAGTGGTTGAGTGAATAATACAGAGGCAAAACTACTTACGGCTGTTTTAAAAGATAAGCAGATTCATGTTCTTCTTCAGGCTAATGTTGATAATCTTTTAAGAACTCACGGAGACATCTGGAACTTTGTTCGACTATACTTTGAGAATAACTCAGTTCTTCCACCAGCAGAATTGGTTACCGAAAAGTTTAGAGACTTCGAACCAGTTAATGGTGTAGGTGCAACAAAGCACCACCTTGAAGAACTTCAGGGTGAATATTTAACGGATAGTTTAAAAGATATAATTAGATCTGCAGCATCTGAGATTCAAAACAATAATGGAACTGGTGCCCTTAATGAACTAATTACAAAAACTTCAGAACTAAAAAAGAATACTGCTGCAATTCGTGATATTGATGTTACAGATCTTGAGTCTGCTATCGCCTACTTTGAGAATGTTAAAAAACAGCAAGCACTTGGCCTATCTGGGATTAAGACAGGTCTTCCAGGATTTGATAACTATTTACCTTCTGGAATTATGCCAGGACAACTTGGGGTGTTTCTTGCTTATCCAGGTATTGGAAAGTCTTGGCTTGCACTTTACTTTGCTGTTCAAGCATGGAAGCAGGGAAAGTCTCCTATGATTATCTCACTTGAAATGTCTGAGACAGAAGTTCGTAATCGTGTATTTACAATTATGGGTGAGGGTCGTTGGTCACACAGAAAAATTAGCAATGGAGAGATTGAGATTGACATGCTAAAGGATTGGCATGCAAAAAATCTTGCAGGCAAGCCAGAATTTCACATCATTTCAAATGATAGCGGTGGAGAAATTAATCCATCAGTACTTCGTGGAAAGATCGATCAGTATAAGCCAGACTTTGTAATCGTTGACTACCTTCAGTTGATGGCTCCTAATCAGAAGTCAGATAACGAAACGGTACGAATGAAGAATCTTTCAAGAGAACTTAAACTAATGGCAATTGGCGAAGAGGTTCCAATTATTGCTATCTCATCTGCTACACCAGATGATGTTAATGACCTCTCTACAGTCCCTACACTAGGTCAAACAGCCTGGTCTAGACAGATTGCTTACGATGCTGACTGGGTGCTTGCATTAGGCCGTGGTACAAATAGTGACATTATTGAGTGTGCATTTAGAAAAAACCGTAATGGGTTTATGGGAGATTTCTTGGTTCAGTGTGACTTTGACAAGGGATATTACAGATATAAAGACTTTGAAGATAAGTAGTTATAATATGGTATGTCAAAAAGTAGTGCTACCACTTATAATTCTTATCACCATAAGTCTATTAAGCGCTTCTGTCTTGACGGAGTAATATACGATGATTCGATGATCGGAAGGCTCAAAGAAGAGTATATAAGATTATTAGTATCAGAAATGAAATTAAGTGGATATGTGCCAAGAATTGATCTTGACCCAGACTTCACAATACGGTATAATGATATAAAGAACTATTTTGAATTTGAATTATCAATACACGCAGTATACACAGGGAAAAGGAAGAGTGAATGGATAGCAGGAATAGACGGAACCAAACCCATCTTTATTCCGCAGAGCAAGTCAAGCGAGTCCTTACAGGATCGGGTATTACCGTAGAGTCTGAACTTGATGCAGACTTTATGATATTTTGCCCATTTCACAATAACCACAGAACGCCAGCAGGAGAAGTACAAAAAGATAGCGGAATGTTCTTTTGTTTTTCTTGTCAAAAATCTGCAGACCTTATAGAATTAGTTATGCACACTTCTGGTAGAACATATTTTGAATCTGCAAGATTTATAAAAAGTAAAGAAAAATTAACAAACCTTACTACGGAAATTGACAAGGTTCTTATAAAAGAAGAAACCTATAAAACTTTTGATGAACTTATTGTTAAAAGATTACATAATAACTTGGTTGCTTCAGAAAGAGCAAAAAATTATTTCACATATAGAAAAATTGAAAAGTCGTCTTGTCTAAAGTTTTCATTGGGCTATTCAGAAAAGCAAGACATGGTAACTGTTCCAGTACACAGCCCAGACGGAATTCTTTTAGGATTTGTTGGTAGATCTATTGAAGGAAAAGATTTTAAGAATACGCCAGGACTTCCAAAGAGCAAAACTCTTTTTAACTTGCACAGAGTCAAAAAATCTGATAGAGTATATGTAGTGGAGTCGTCGTTTGATGCAATCAGGCTTGATCAGGTTGGACTTCCAGCAGTAGCAACACTTGGTGCAAATGTATCAAGCACACAAATAGAATTGCTTCAGAAGTATTTCAATAACATTATTGTTGTTGCTGATAATGATGAGGCAGGAGGAAACATGAAAGATAGAATAGTTGAAAAACTTTCTAGCCGTGTTTCTGTTATCAAACTAAATAATCAGTATAAGGATATTGGAGATATGCCAGACGAAGAACTTAGAAACTTAGAGTTCCAGTTTGACAAATCTATATCCCTTATGCTAAACTAATACAAACACACAAAGGAGAAAAATATGAGCATTGTAAAGGGAATCAAGAACATCAACGCCCTGCTCGATAGACCAAAATATGAAAACGACGGGCCAAAAGTAAAGTGGCTTAAACTTGCAGATGGTCAGTCTGTAAAGATTCGATTCATTGAAGAACTTGATGAAGATTCTGCAAACTATAATGAACAGCGTGGCCTAGCACTTGTTGTTAAGGAACACGTAAATCCAAAGGACTACAAGCGCAAGGCTGTAGATACTATGGAGTCAGAAGGCCGTGACTGGGCAGAAGAAATGCACCGCAAGGATCCAAAGGCAGGATGGCGAGGCCGTCTTCGCTTCTATTGCAACGTACTAGTTGATGATGGAATTGAAGCACCATATGTTGCTATCTGGTCAATGGGTATCAGCAAGCAATCATCATTTAACACAATTCGTGAGTATGCACTTGAAACGGGCAGCATCTCAAATGTACTGTGGAAGTTAAAGCGTAATGGTCAAGGAACTGAAACTAATTACACACTTATTCCATCAGCACCAGATAAGGAACCATTTGATTGGGGAACAATCGAACCTTATCCATTGGAGTCAGCACTAAAGAAGATTCCATACGCAGAACAAGAAGCGTTCTATTTGGGCTTTGATGGCCCATCTACCACTTCAGCAACTAACGCTGATTGGTAATATGAACTACGTCGGCTTACATGTCCATACCCATTTTAGTTTATTTGATGGGATTGCTACTCCAGAAGAATATGTTGACCGTGCAGTTGAGTTAGGGATGCCAGCAATTGCCATCACTGACCACGGTACTTTATCTGGGCATAGGGAACTGCACCGTATTGCAAAAGCAAAAGGCATTAAGCCAATTCTAGGTCTAGAAGGATACATGTGTGCAGACATATCTGATACACGAGATAAGTCTGAAAGAGAAGGTCAGCAAGATCTTGTCTACAATCACATTATCCTTCTAGCCAAGAATCAAATTGGTTTAGAAAACCTTAACAAGATTAGCGAATTGTCTTGGACAGATGGCTTTTTTAAGAAACCACGCTTTGACTTTACTATTTTAGAAAAGTACAAAGAGGGAATTATTGTTACATCTGCTTGTCCAAGCAGCGTACTTGTAAAGGCATTAGAAGAAGAAGAGTTTGCTCTTGCTAAGAAATATATATCTTGGTTCAAAGAACGCTTTGAAGATGACTACTATATCGAAGTCATGCCTCACAATGAAGCGCACATTAACAAATATTTGATTGAACTCGCAGATGAGTTTGGAATTAAGGTTGTTGTAACACCAGACTGCCACCATGTTGATTCGTCACAAAAAGAAGTTCAAGAGTTTAAGTTACTTATGAACACACACGGCAAGTTCGTAAAAGATGCAACATATGAAAAGTCAAAGAAAAAAGGCAGCATGATGGAACGCCTTGATTATCTTTATGGCGAAGACCGTCAGATTACATTTAATAAGTTTGATATCCACCTGCTCTCATACGAAGAGATTAAAGCAGCCATGGAATCGCAGGGTATTGATAGACCTGACATATACTCAAACACACTCCTATTAGCAGAGACAGTAGGAGACTATGGAATCCAAGAAGGATTAAATCTACTACCAGTACAGTATAAGAGTCCTGACAAGGAACTTGCCAAGGTTGCACTCGAAGGTTTGGCAGAGCGAGGTTTGTCAGAAAATCAAGAATATCTCGACAGACTTGAAGAAGAGTTACAGATTATTAAAGATAAAAAGTTTGCTCCATACTTTCTTGTTGTAAGTAACATGATTAACTGGGCTAAGAAGGAAGAGATCATGGTTGGACCAGGTCGTGGTTCTTCTGCTGGATCCCTTGTTTGTTATGCACTAAAGATTACAGACATTGATCCTATTGAGCATAATCTTTTGTTCTTCCGATTTATTAATCCAGAGCGTAATGACTTCCCAGATATTGACACTGATATTCAAGATACTCGTCGTGAAGAGGTTAAAGATTATCTAGTTAGACAATATCGACATGTTGCATCTATTGCTACATTTCTTCAGTTTACTGGAAAAGGAATTGTTAGAGATGTTGCACGAGTATTAAATATTCCTTTGTCAGATGTTAATAAGGTTTTAAAAACCGTAGATACTTGGGATGACTTTTGCACATCTAAATCTACAAGAGAGTTTCGTGAAAAGTATCCAGAGGTAGAGATTTATGGAGAACAACTTCGTGGTCGCATTCGTGGTACAGGAATTCATGCTGCTGGAGTTGTAACTGCAAAAGAACCAATCTTTAGATATGCTCCACTTGAGACAAGATCATCTACTGGCTCTGACGAAAGAATTCCAGTTGTTGGTGTTGACATGGAAGAGGCTGAAAGAATTGGTTTGATTAAGATTGATGCGTTGGGACTTAAAACATTGTCTGTTCTTAAAAACACAATTGATATTATCAAAGAGCGAGATGGAAAAAAGATTGACCTTCTTAAAATTAAGATGGACGATGCCAATGTTTATCAGATGCTTTCAGATGGATACACAAAGGGTGTATTCCAGTGTGAAGCAGCACCGTATACAAACCTGTTAGTAAAGATGGGTGTAAAGAATCTAAATGAACTTGCAGCATCAAATGCTTTGGTTCGCCCAGGCGCAATGAATACAATTGGAAAGGACTATGTTGATCGTAAGCATGGTCGTCAAAACATATCTTATACACACCAAGTACTAAAGGAATTTACGGAGGACACTTATGGCTGTATTCTTTACCAGGAACAAGTTATGCAAGCATGCGTACACCTTGGCGGTATGTCCATGTCGGAAGCAGATAAAGTTAGAAAGATCATTGGAAAGAAAAAAGATGCTAAAGAATTTGATCAGTTTAAAGAGAAGTTCGTAGAAGGTGCTTCTAAGTTTGTCTCTCCGAACATTGCTCGTGACTTGTGGCATGACTTTGAGGCTCACGCAGGGTACTCATTTAACAAGTCTCACGCAGTAGCATACTCAACTCTATCTTATTGGACAGCATGGCTAAAATATTATTATCCACTTGAGTTTATGTACTCAGTGCTAAAGAACGAAAAGGATAAAGATGCAAGAACTGAATATCTTATTGAAGCAAAAAGAATGGGCATTAGTGTTAAGTTACCTCACATTAACGATTCGGATATCGATTTTAAAATTGAGGGTAAGGGTATTCGGTTTGG